GGCAAGGCCCAGAGGACGTACAAACAGCCGAGGTATGCAGCACATATACTGATTATGTCATCTTCCGTCAGAACGACGGTTACAGCGTGTTTCAAGACGTTATTCATGACGGGCTCACAGCGCGTGTCGGCGCAGCCAAAGTCTTCTGGCAAGAAGGCACCGAGATGGAGCAACAGGAGTTTGACTCTATCACTCAGGACGAGCTCGACATGCTTCTTGCTGGTGATGATGTTGAACTGATTGATAGTGAAACAGATGATCGTGGCCTTATGTCAGGCACAATCGCCGTCGAGCGAGACACTAGCCAGGTCGTCATCGAAGCTATCCCACCGGAAGAACTTATTGTCGAAGCGCAGTGCCGTGACCTAGAGACTTCTTCTTTCTGTGCTCACCGTACTCGCAAGACGCTGACTGAGCTCCGTGAGATGGGTTATGACGAGAAGAAGCTAGAAGACATCGGTGATCACGAGGACGTAGAGCTAGAGACAGACCCTGAGATCCTGTCTCGGCACGAGGGAACTGGCCAGAGCCGTGGTTTCAGCAATCATGGTTATCAAGATCAGGTGCGTAACATCATGTGTTACGAAGCCTACATCATGCTGGATGCTGAAGGCACCGGCATGGCTAAGCTGCACCGTGTCATCAAAGCAGGAAACACCATCCTCGACATGGAAGAAGTTGATCGTCGTCCGTTCATCACCTTCTGTCCGCTGCCGACACCCCATGCGTTCTATGGCTCGAACTTTGCAGAGAAGCTGTGTGCAACTCAGAACGCACGTACCGTTCTGACGCGCAGCATCCTCGACCATGCGATGATCACGAACAATCCTCGCTACATGGTCGTCAAAGGTGGCCTGACGAACCCACGTGAACTCATCGACAACCGCGTTGGCGGTCTGGTGAACGTCACCCGGCCTGATGCCATCTCACCGATGCAGCAAGCACCGCTGAACCCATTCGTCTTCCAGACCATTCAGATGCTGGATGAGGACAAGGAAGACAACACAGGTGTCAGCCGTCTTAGCCAAGGCTTGAACAAAGACGCTATCTCGAAGCAGAACTCTGCTGCCATGGTCGAGCAACTTGCCACCATGTCGATGCAGCGTCAGAAGATCATCGCTAGGAACTTCGCAAGTCAGTTTGTGAAGACCCTGGCTCACGAAGTGTACAGGCTGGTAGTCGAGAACGAGACGCAAGAGAAGATCATTGAGATCTCCGGTGCGTATGTTCGTGTTAATCCTACCTCTTGGAAAGAGAAGCGGGACGTGATGGTCGAGCTCAAGCTCGGCTATGGCGAACAGGACCGCGAGGCACAGAAGCTCCTACAGCTTCACGGCATGTTCTCGCAGGATCCAAGCATCGCTCCGATGTACACGATTGAGAACCGTTTCATGATGTTGAAGAACGTGCTCGAACAACAGGGCATTCTCAACGTCGAAGAATACCTGACACCACCGAACCAGTTGCCGCCGCCACAGCCTGACCCGGCTGCGGAGATGCAAATGCAGATGGCAGCGAAACAGCTTGAGCTACAAGAGCGCCAAACCCAGCTTGCCGAAATGAAGGCACAAGTGGACGCCCAGATGGCTCAGATGAAACTTGAGCTCGAACAGATGAAAGCTCAAGCCAGCCATGCGCTCCAATCGGACAGCATGGACCTCAAAGAAGCGCAACTCGCGCATAAGAAACGCATTGACGAAGGTGAACTTGAGATCCTCAAGCGCACCAAAGACGTGCGAGGAATTGCCAGCCCTACTGGCTAAAACACCTAAAAGGAGAGCCGCATGAGCGAACCGACGAGAGAGGAAACTCTCTGTCGGATGGGCGATGCTGCCGAGCTTCTTCTCGGCAACGAAGCGTTCAATTCGACAATCAATTCACTGGTAGATCAAACCTTCCAGACCTTCGCCAACACTAAGCCGGATGACAGCGTTGGTCGGGATAGCTCCTACCATTTGTACAGGGCTTTAGTCGATGTCGTCTCGACACTACAGCAGCGCGTGTCTGTAAGAGACGAGATCATGTCTAAGGCCGGTGACAACAACCAAGAGGAAGAATAGCACCATGTCAAACGTGCGAAATGAAACCTCAACTGAGCCACGTGTTCTGGATATGAGCAACGTGGAAGACGCCATTCTGGCGCGTTGGGAAGACGCTGACGAAAGTCAGCCATCTGAAGACGAGCAGGGGGCAACTCCGGAGCCTGAAGAAGAGACACAAGGCGAACTGGAGTTTGAAGAGGCCGAAGAACCTGACGAAGAACTAGAGGAAGAAGAGGACTCGGAAGTTGAAGCTGATGATGACACTGAGACGGAAGATGAGTCGGATGATGATACGGTCATCGATATATCTGACGAAACTGAAGTTGAAGTGCTCGTTGATGGTGAACAGCATTCGATATCCATCGGACAACTCAAGAGACTTGCCGGACAGGAGAAGAGCCTCACTCGAAAGTCTCAGGAAACAGCTCGACAGAGAAAAGAAGCAGAAGATGCGATTGGCAAAAGCCACGTTCTTATGCAGAAAATGCTTGAGAACGCTCAAGAGCGTTGGAAACCGTATCAAGATGTCGACATGCTGGTTGCCAGCAAGACAATGGATGCGGAGGACTTTGCTCAGCTTCGCAAAGAAGCTGGGGAAGCATACAACGACCTGAAGTTCTTAACTGAAGAGGCCGATTCCTTTTACAAGGACGCGCAGGACAGGCAGAAAGTTGCTTTGCAGGACGCTGCGAAGGAATGTGTTAAGACCCTGCAAGACTCCATCCCTGATTGGAGTAACGAGCTTTACAACGACATCCGTACCTATGCGGTCGCACAGGGTTTGCCCGAAGAGCAAGTGAACCAATACGTTGATCCCAACGTGATCATGCTCCTCAACAAAGCAAGACTGTACGATCAGGGTAAACGTGTCGCTACAGTTAAGAAGAAGGCAGCTACCACCAAGAAGGTGCTTAGAACAAAGAAAGCACCAGCAAATGCTCAAGCGCAGCGTAAGGCGAAAGCCGATAAGCAGCGTGATGCGCTACGCGCGAATGGTGGTAATGATCTTGAGGATATCGCAGAGGCGCTTCTTGGACGTTGGGCAACTTAACCTAACGCAAAAGAAGAGGAAACGCTCTCATGAGTACATTCTCCACATATGACCAAGTGGGTAAAGCCGAGGATGTGTCGGACGTAATCACCGATATCTCCCCGACCGATACCCCTATGGTCACCATGATCCGTCCGCAGAAAGTCTCTGCGCGGGTCTATGAATACCAGACTGATACTCTTGCCAGCGCAGCCGATAACAAGGCTGTCGAAGGTGCAGATGCGTCGATGGCAACTCTGACTGCCACGACCATGATCACTGGTAATACCCAGATCCTAACCAAGGCTTTTCAGGTTTCCGCGACCGCCGACGCCATTAAGACGTATGGACGCGCCAAGGAGACCGCATACCAACTCGGCAAAGCCTTGAAAGAGATCAAGCGTGATCTGGAATTCGCTTATGTAGGCCAGGACAACGCCGGAGTAACCGGTAACTCCTCGACCGCACGTGAGATGGATTCTGCAACCCAGCTTATTGCTTCTGGCACAAGTGTCGATGCAGGCTCGAATGCCACAGACGCACTTACCGAAGCAAAACTGCTGGACGCCCACCAAGCTGCCTATAATGCGGGTGGTGATCCTACGATCCTTATGATCAAACCAGCCGACTCTGAAATCGTTGCAGGTTTCACAGCGGCTTCTGGTCGTAACCGTACATTCAACGATGAGACCAAGACCCTCACAGCGGTCGTGGATATCATGGTGAATCCCTACGGAACCCTAAAGGTGGTCCTGAACCGCCACCAGCTTACGACACATGCGTTCCTACTGGATCCGACCATGTGGCGTTCTGCTGTCCTACGCCCGTTCTCACGCACTCTGCTTGCTAAGAACGGCGACTCCGACCGTCATTTCGTTGTCGGGGAATATGGCCTGATGCACCTCAATCAGTCTGCATCCGCAATGGTCACTGGCCTCTCGTAAGGCCAACCAATAGGTGTGAGGGGTTGGGGCTTTTGCTCTCCTTTCCCCTCCCCTCACATCTTCATCTTCAAGGAGTGAATATGACTAAGAAGGTCGATCTTGTCGGCATCGATACCGCCTATGGAAATGATGCTGATGGTGTGTTTCGTAAACACGAACAAGACATCCCCCAATCCTTTCTTGACGATCTCAAAGAACAACGGAACGCAAGCAAGTCGCAACGTGAAGGCGACTACATGCGCGTTGCGTCTATCCCGACAGTGATTGTGGAGAAATGGATGAGAGAAGGCTTTGACATCATGTCTGGAGAGCACTCTGCACATGAGATTGTAAGGAAGCTGAAGGCAGAAAACCTCGAAGCGTTCCTAACTACAGAGAAGAGCGTGTGATGGCTTACTCAGGTCCGAAGAAGTTCTCGAAGAAGGTCAAGACTAAGACCGGAACGAAGACGGTTCGATATGGCGCTAAGGGCTACTCGATTAGCCCCGGCACCAAGAAGGGTGACTCATATTGCGCTCGGTCTAACGGACAGATGAAGAAGAATCCTAAAGCCGCACGAGATCCTAACAGTCCTTTGCGTCTTTCACGGAAGAAGTGGAAGTGTTCAGGAAGCAAGTCCCGCAGGAGTAAATGATGCCGAATGTAGCAGGTAAGAGATATGCGTACACCGCAGCCGGGAAGAAGAAAGCTGCTGCCGCTAAGAAGCAAATAGCGATGAAAAAGAAAAAGAAGGGAACGTCGAGATATGCCTAACGGACTCTATGCCAACATCGCAGCCAAAAGGCGTCGGATCGCTGCTGGCAGCGGAGAGAAGATGAGGAAGCCCGGTACTAAGGGCGCTCCTACAGCGGCTAACTTCAGACGTGCCGCAAAGACAGCCAAGAAGAAAACACGGAAGGCGTAAGCGATGAACTACGGTGATCTCAAGGCACATTTCAATGACCTCCTCAACCGTAGTGACATCACAGCAGCGTTGACCACACGGTTTATCGATCAAGGCATCGCTCGTATCGAACGCTCACTCCGCACTCCGATGCAGGAGAAGGTGAAGAATTACAACATCAGCGGAGCGACCACAGAAATAACGCTACCGACAGACTTCCTCGAAACGATCAGCCTTTATGCCAACGAGTACGAACTCCAGCGCATCACGATGAAGAAGTACCGTGAACTGGCGAACAACGCATACGAGGGCAATCCTCAGTATTACGTCCGCGAACAAGAGGGCCTGAAGCTGTTTCCACAGCCGACCAGTGGGACCATGACTCTCTATTACTACGGCACGTTTGACGCTCTATCAGCGGACAGCGATGAGAACATCCTGACCAAGGTAGCCCCCGATATCGCAATTTACGCTGGGCTGACCTTTGCCGCCGACTTCTACCTCGATGAACGAGCCGAAATCTTCGAGCAGAAGTTCCGTCTGTTCATGGGCGAACTACAGGGACAAGCGGACGACCAAGAATTGTCGGGCGGCACACAGGCGATCCGTCCAGCCTACGAATACGGAGACCAGTAACGATGGCGAACAGTAGCTTCTTCTCGACTAGCGGCTCCACGACAACCGCAGAGACCAACATCCAAGACAGTGTCAACGCAGCCGAAGCCAGCAAAACCGCAGCAGCGGGTAGCGCAACCGCAGCAGCAAATAGCGCCACCGCAGCAGCCGCAAGTCAGGCGGCAGCGGCCACAAGTCAGGCGGCAGCGGCCAGCAGTGCAAGTTCAGCGGCCAGCAGTGCAAGTTCAGCGGCTTCGTCAGCCGCATCCGCAGGCGACTTTACAAGCAACGGCGGCAGTGTTGGTGGCGACATTTCAGTCACAGGGAACATTGCAGTCACTGGAACCGTAGACGGTCGTGATCTTGCGACCGATGGCGGAAAGCTCGACGGTATTGAAGCCAGTGCAGATGTGACGGACGCCACAAATGTTGCGGCAGCCGGTGCGTTGATGGACAGTGAAGTTACGAACCTTGCACAGGTCAAAGCCTTCAACTCATCCGATTACGCGACTGCGTCTCAGGGAACTACAGCAGACGCTGCATTGCCAAGAACCGGCGGCACTATGACTGGCAACATTTCGATGGTAGGAACATTGCTTGTTGACGGACGTGACGTGTCTGTTGATGGGGCCAAGCTGGACGGCATTGAAGCAGGCGCTGATGTAACTGACGCCACAAACGTCAATGCTGCCGGTGCTGCAATCTTCAGCACCACTCCGACAGCGAACATCACTGACGGAACGAACGGTCAGGTACTCACAACAAATGGCTCTGGCACACTGTCGTTTACTACGGCTTCTGGCGGCTTGTCGGACCTAGTAGGCGACACCACTCCGCAGCTTGGCGGCACACTCGATACGAACAGCCAACTTATTCAGTTCGGAAACAGTTCCGGCTCGACAGTGAACAGGCTGCAACTCGGAAGCTCGCAGAACCTACAGCTGTATTATGACGGCTCGAATGGCGTTTTGACTAACAACGGTGGCAACCTTCAGCTTACGAGCTTCGCCGACACCATTATGTACAACGGTGGCTTCGCTAGAATAATCACCAGCGACGGGGTTAGCGGTAACGTCAAACTGTACTACGGAAGTGGCCCTACGCTCACCGCCCAGACAACGTCCGAAGGTTTAGATGTTGAGACCGGCATCCTCAATGTAAAGAACGGCGGTACGCAGTCTGAGGTGCGGCTGTTCTGTGAAAGCAGCAACGCGCATTACGCGGCGCTGAAAGCTCCGGCACACTCTGCTTTCTCAGGCAACGTGTCTGTCACGCTTCCTGCCGCCACAGGCACGCTGGTAGGCACTGCCAACGCGGATGCTGCTACAACTACCACAAACTCGTCTGACGCTGATCACGTTCTGGTCAACGACGGCGGGGTCTTGAAGAAAATCACGCCGGCGGACCTTGGTATAGGTGGTGGCTCTGGCTCTTTCCTCTCATTGAGCGGCGGCACACTGACCGGCGACCTGACGCTCGGAGGGGCGCTGGTCGAGGAAGTCTGGAATATGACTGGCACTGTTCTGGACCCGTCGAACGGGACACTCCAGTACAAGACCCTCGCGGCCAACACTACGTTCACAGAGACGTTCGTGGACGGCGAAAGCATCACGCTGATGATTGACGATGGCTCGGCCTACACAGTTACTTGGCCGACCATGACTTGGGCATCTGGCTCCGCGCCAACACTTGCAACCAGCGGCTACACAACCGTTGTTCTGTGGCATCAAGGCGGTCTCTACGGCGCGGTGGTGAGCTAATGCTTAGCCGTAAATTACTTAGCTCATCACAAACGTCTTCGGGAGGTGGCGGTGGCGGCGGCGGTGGAACGGGCGCATGGTACGGTAATACTAGCACCGGTACGGATGCCCTAAGCAGTCGTGTGCCTGGACCGGTCAATGTTTATTACCGCAGGTCGATCTTGGCTTGGGTATACCTCAAATCAGAATTGAGCGGCTTTGGCCTAAGTTCAAACGATGTGATTACGAAAATCCGGTGGTATGTCCATGAGTTACCAGCGCAAGATCGGATGCCTTTGCCTAATTACGCTATTAGGATGATGCACGTCTCAAGCACGTCAAATGTCATAAACCCCACCAATCTCGGCTCGGTATCCAGTAGCAACGTCACGGATGTGAAAGCTCAACACAACTACAACGCCTACACTCCGGGAACTGGTCATCAAGAAATCACGTTCGACAATTCGTTCACGTGGAACGGCAACGATGCCATCGGTTTCATTCTGGCATGGGGCCAATGCCCAACGAACTACTCTTCGTCGGGAAGAACCCGCCAACTAGTGTCAGGGCGTATGTGGTACA